CAGCGTTTTTCTGTATGAAAACCGTGGCGACGAAAACACCCCGATTCCCGTTTCAGTAACAGACCTCTTGGCAGGCTGGATCTGGGAGGTTTGATGGTCGCAATCGGAGAAATGTACCAGCGACTGGAATGGCAAAGCGGCTCGACCGTCTCCGTCAACGGAGAACCCCAACCGTCCTACGTCTCGAATGGCACGTTCTGGGCGAGCGTCAAGCCCACTGCTGGCGATGAAAAGGCCGTCAACAAAAATCAGGAACTCCGTTCTGAAGTGACGCATATCGTTCGTATGCGGTACGTCACCAATGCCGCGGGCAACTCAATCGTTCCCCAAGACCGGCTCATCTTTAAGGGCAAGACGTTGCAGGTTCTCTTTGTGAACAACGTGGACGAAGTGGACATCGAACTAATCATCACCTGCAAGGAAGTGCGGGTACAGGTGACATCGTAATGGGCAAAGAGTTTTTCATTTCTGGAATGAAGGAAGTGCAACGAGCGTTGGCCGAACTCCCCAAACGGGTGGCGTCAAAGGTCATTCGCCAGAACCTGCGAGCTGCCATGAAACCCATGTTGGCGGCAGCGAAAGAGAACGCCCCAGAAGGGACGGGCGACCTTGAGCATTCAATCAAGCTCAAGAGCGGCAAACGCAAGCGGCATGTCATTCGGTTGAACATCGTGGCGTACCGTGACCCTGACGACCCCGTTCCGTTCCACGCTGCGTATGTCGAGTATGGAACTTCTCGGCAAGCTCCACAGGGATTTTTCAGGCGGGCATTCGACCAGACCAAAAACACGACGATGCAGCTTGCCCTCGACGGCATCCGCAAAGGCATCGACGATGCGGTTAAAGAACTGGCGACGTGAACTCTACATAGGGAATGCTGACCGATCTCCAAAACTTTCTGACGAACCAGACCACGGTAACTGACATCGTTGGCTCTCAAATCTGGTTGTTCCACCTGCCAAGCCCTGCGATTTATCCAGCCGTGACATTGCATGTCATCAGCACGACGCAGGGGCACAATCTGGACGGTCGAGACAGTTACGTTAAATCCCGCATCCAAGTCGATTCGTGGTCGAACTCGTATGCCCAAGCTACGGCACTCGCTGACGCCATCGGGGATTTGATCGACGGTTTCACTGGCGTCATGGGATCGACCACGTTTGGGGCCATACTCTCCCCCGATGAAGACGGGGCAGAAAACCACTTCTACGAACAGCCTGCCGATGGCGGCAATTTCGGGCTGTACCACATCGCCAGTGATTATTTCTGCTTCTACTTCGAGTAAAGCCGCAATCCAAAAATTGGATTGCGAATCATACATACTCTGTGAGTCCGTCGCTGATGGCGGTTCACATCGAGGACACTTTGACAGCCACCGTAACACCCGGCTTGGGGACATTACTCAAGGTAACAATTTCTTCCGTCTTGACGACCATCGGGCAGCGAGTGTCGATCTCTGGCCCGAGCTTCAAATGGGGCGTGGACAAAATCACAAACCTCGACAGCACGGCAGAGGAAAAGCGTCCGACATTGCTCGACGCAGGTTCGATCAAGTGTCAAGGCGAATGGCTGGGCAGTGACGCCAGCCATCAATTTTTGATGACGCAGGTTCTCACAAACCCGCAGCCGACCATTGCCTGCCAGTTGATCCTTGCAACTTCGACTCACGGAACATGGGCGTTCAATGCGTTCATCGTCGGTTTCGAGTTGTCGGGCATGACTGACGATGGTCACGTTCTGTTTGATGTCGAGTTTGAAATCACTGGACTGCCAACATTTAGCTAAGGAGACGGATGTCATTAAGGGACGAAATTCTTGCTGCTGATGATCTGCCAACCAGAGAAGTGCCAGTTCCAGAATGGGGCAAAACGGTCTACGTCAAATCGCTGACTGGCGTCGAACGTCTCGAACTGGAACGTCAGTTCCACACTCTCTACAAAGAGGGATCGGAGTCGATTGCTCCCTGTCTGCTGGCCGCGACTATCTGCGATGCCGATGGGCAAGTCGTCTTTTCATATTCCGACGTTCAAGCCCTCGAAAAGAAAAACGGGGGAGCAATCGCCAGATTGTTTTCCGTTGCTTCGACGCTGAACCCCATGTTCGGCGTGGACGTTGACAAAATCTCAAAAAACTACGTCGCCACCCGTTAAGGGTGGCTGTTCATAGATGGGCCAGACAGGCCGGTATGACGGACAAGGAATTTGTCGCCGGTCATACGTCGGCTGAACTCACAGAACTTCTGGCTCTCGACAGGATCGACCCGCCCCCAGATTTCTACCTGTTGTTCGGGCGATTGATTGCCACGGTTCGGAACGCCTGCGGAGACACCCGCTGCACGGCTGCCGACGTGTTTCCTCATTTGAAAGACGGCAGCAAACGTCGTGAGCAACGGCCTGAAGAACAGTTGGCGATTTTGTCTGCGATAACTGCATCGAGGACGCCTAAATAATGAATGGCATCCATCGGCAGTATCGTCCTCGGGATCGAGGCAAACACGAAAGGTTTTGACAAAGGGCTGGAACACAGCGGCACGGCCTTCCAGAAATTCGAGCACCAGTTGAAGGGCATCAAGGGAACGCTGGGAGCACTCGGAGTTCTCGAAGCCGTCCACCTGTTCAAGGAATTCGGCGAGGCCGTCTACGAAGCTGGCGAAAAGATGTTCGAGTTCGTCGAGCGTGGAATTCAGACGGTCACGACAACGGCACTTCTGGCCCATCGCTTAGGGGCATCGGTCGAAGGTTTCGGCCAGTTGGCTTATGCCGCCCGACTCTCTGGGGTCGATATGGACAGCTTGGGATTGGCACTGCAAAAAATGCAGGTCAACTTGGGCGACACCCTTTTGCAAATCAATCCAGCCTCGAAGGCGTTGGAACGTCTCGGCCTGAACGCTACTGACCTCGCCAATATGCAGCCGGATCAAGCGTTCAAGAAAATCGCCACTGCGATCAGCAAATTGCCGAATGACGCTCTCAAAGCAAGTGTCGCCGTTGACATCTTCGGTCGAAGTGGGGCCACCCTGTTGAATGTCCTGAACGAAGGCGAAGAAGGAATAAACAAGTGGGCCGATGAAGCTTCAAGGCTGGGCGTTGCATTCTCTGGGCTCGATGCCTCAAGGGTTCACGAAGCTCATGCAGCAATGCTGCGAGTGGGGGCCGTTGTCGAAGGGGTGGCGAACCTCATCGCCATCGAACTCAGTCCGTACATCATTGTCGCCACAAAGCGATTTATGGAATGGGCGAACACCGGTGTCAGCATGTCCCTGATTGTCAAAGCTGGCCTCTATGCCCTTAAAGAAACCATTATCGAAGTCATACGGGTGACTCAAGCCCTGATCGGCCCGCTGTCGTATTTGGTCGGTGGAGACTGGGGCGATGCCGCTGATGAGTGGTTCAACGAATTCGCAGAAGAAGCCCAAGAGGCCGCCGCCCATGTCCACGAAGCCCATGAGGCCGTCGAATCAATGATTCCAGAAACGGACAAGCTCGGCGACAAAGTGGCAGACCTGACCAAAAGTTTGAAGCTGCAATCGGAGACGTTCGGCATGTCTGCCACTGCCGCCAGCATTTACAAGTTGCAGGTTGAAGGGGCCACCGAAGCACAACTGGAACTTGCCCGTTCTTACGCCGCTGTCATCGAACAGCAAGAGAAACAGAAGGGCATCAACGCCATTTCGGACAAGCTGAAAGAACAGATCGACCTCTATGGAAAAACCGCCCGTGAAATCGAATTGTGGAAGGCCGCTCAGATGGGTGCTTCCGAAGAGGAATTGAAGGCCATGAAGGCGATGGTTGACAAGCTCGACGCACTCGATGCCCAAAAGAAGGCGACCGAAGATCAAGAAAAATATATGGACAACCTGAAGAAAAAGGCAGAGAACTTTTACGAGCAGACTCGCACGCCATTGGAAAAATATCAGGCCGAGATCAAGGAACTCGATGAACTGCTGGCATCAGGAATGCTCGATCAGGACACCTACAATCGGGCCGTCAAATCCGCAGAAGAAAAGATTTCGCCGAGAGAGGAAACGCACGATAAAAAGTTCGCTGGGGCCGTCCAGTTGGGATCAGCCGAAGGTCGTTCGGCCATCCTCAATAACCGTCTCGGGTCGCAAAAGAAGGATAAGACGCCTTTGGATCAACTGGCAGAAGCGAAGAAAACAAACGGCTTGCTGGCGACGATTGCGGGAGCGAAACCCGACATCTACATCATCGCCCCATAAATTGCCCGCTGAAGTCTAAATACTTCATGGGAGTTGAGTCAGTAAAAGAACTGTTTAAGGGGCGTACCGGCAAAGTCAACGACAAATTCGAGACATCGTACACCCGCGTATTCGATGTCATCCTGACAGATCAGCATTTGGGGCCGCTGACTGCCATGCTCGCAGTCACTGACACCATCAATGTCAATGACGGCTACAACACCGGATACGAGTTCGACACTCACGCTGTCTGCCACGACATCGACTGTGCTTGTGAGTCAGACGATGGCCGCAGGTGGTCTGTGAAAGTCAGTTTCGGCCCAGTCGAGCCGATGTTTGAAAACCCGC